AAGGCAGCATATAAGGAAACATATATTATGAGAATTGAAGAAGATATTAAATTAGATTTTAAAGATGTTTTAATTCGCCCAAAAAGATCAACATTAAATTCCAGAAAAGAAGTTACTCTAGAGAGGTCTTATACATTCAAGCATTCGAATTTAGAGTGGATTGGAATTCCTATTATGGCTTCAAATATGGATGGTGTGGGTACTTTTGAAATGGCCAAGGCTCTAAGCGCATTACGCTTGTTTACAGTCTTAAAGAAAGGTTATACTGTAGCAGAGCATCGAGTAGGTTCTGAGAATATCATGTATAACGATACCTTTGCTGTGTCTACAGGCACAAGTGAAATGGAGTTTGGCAAACTTGGTATCATACTACAAAACAATCCAGAAATTCAATTTATTTGTATTGATATTGCAAATGGATATAGTGAACATTTTGGAGACTTTGTTGGAAATGTTAGAGAACAATTTCCAACAAAAACTATCATAGCAGGTAATGTAGTAACTGCTGATATGACGCAAGAGTTAATATTGCGTGGTGCTGATATAGTAAAGGTTGGTATTGGTCCAGGGTCAGTGTGTACCACTCGTGTTCAAACTGGTGTGGGATATCCACAATTATCAGCAATCATTGAATGTGCTGATGCTGCACATGGTCTCGGGGCGCATATCATTGCTGATGGAGGATGTACCTGTCCTGGTGATGTAGCAAAAGCATTTGGTGCAGGTGCTGACTTCGTAATGCTTGGTGGTATGTTTGCAGGGCATGACGAGGGTGGAGGTACAATTGAAAATGGAAAAGTTACATTTTATGGTATGAGTTCAGATACAGCAATGGAAAAACATCATGGTGGAGTTGCTGAGTATCGTTCATCCGAAGGTCGCACAGTTGAAATAACATACCGTGGTCCCGTAAAGCAAACAATACAAGATTTACTTGGTGGACTCCGTTCTACTTGTACCTATGTTGGTGCATCATGTCTTAAACAATTGCCAAAATGCACTACTTTTATTCGTGTAAATAGACAAATTAATGATGTGTTTTTAAAGTAATGTCACACATAGTTGCTAATCTACCACCAGTAAAGTGTTTTGTTCGTAGAGAATTTCTTTATGACTTTGAACATGGCCATGGAGAACTTGAACCATGCTGGTGGATAAGTATTAAATCTTTACGAGGACAAGCGTTTCGTATTGAATCTTATTTAAATAATTATGGTGCATTGTATGATAAATTACCATTACATGCATATTGTTGGAAACCGATTGAAGGAGATCCTCTCCCATTAGATTATTTACAGCTGTGGGATTGTCTTTCATATGATATTACAGTTATCAAGAAAGCACAATTACAGTCAATGAGATGTAAATTTAAACTAAAAAACGGAGATTGGATGTATGGCATTTATCTATTCACTGTTGATTCTGCTCACCCTGACTTTAATATTCTTGACACTGGATTTGCTGAAGATACCGAAGATCATAAGTCTTATAATTTTATTATTTGTGATAATGGCCAGTTCGCTGCTCAGCCAAACAATCGTCTTATTATCCTCGAGCCTTCGTCTAATCCTCGGGAGTTAAAAACCCCTGATTTTAGAGTAGCGACTAAGCGTTGGTCTGTCGAAACAGACCCTAAGTGGGCACTAGGTGATACCAATACTGTAATGTACGAGGAGAAAAAATGATATCTATAGAAAGTTTAATAGAATTGGCAAAAGAAGTTGAGAGCCAAGATCCTATTGACTGGGGCATGCTTGCAGTGGATGAAGATACTGCCTATCGTGTAATCGCATCTCAAGTTATGGAGATGTACAATACTAATGATCAATTAACAATGTTAGCGAGTATAACTAAATTGATTGTTGAGAATTTTGTGTTAAATCTTAAACTACAAGGTATGAAATAATGACCACTAAATATTTTGAGTGCGAATCTTGTAACGCAAGAGGTAAAATTGTCCTTAAAGGAGATGATTTTTCAACGGAAGACTTAGTATATTGTCCTGTTTGTTCCGCTGACATCTATGAAGAGGAAGAACTAGATGACGAAGAATAATGACTTGGTATTATAAAGACATTATAATTGAAGAGATAGAACCAAAATACAAAGCATTTGTATATTTAATAACAAACTTAAAAACTGGAAAAAAATATATTGGTAAAAAGTTAACAGAGTTTACAAAAACTACTGTTAAAAAAGGTAAAAGAAAAAAAGTTAAGTATGAGTCTGACTGGAGAGATTACTGGTCGTCTTCTGAAGAAGTTAAAAAAGATGTTAATGAATTAGGACAGGAAAATTTTAAACGAGAGATAATTCATTTCTGCCTAAATAAAGGTAGTGCTTCTTACTTTGAAGCAAAAGAACAGTTTCTAAACGAAGTCTTGGAAAACCCTGACCAGTGGTATAATGGTCAGATCCAAGTCAGAGTACACAGGACACACGTTAAAAAATGACATATCTATTATTTGCGGTTGCGCTTTCCCTATCTGCTGTTGCTGCTTACTATGCAGTAATGGGTCTGGTAGCAATTTTTGCTGCAGCCGTAATACCAATTGCCATAATGGGTTCTTTGCTAGAAGCATCGAAACTCGTTGTTGCATCTTGGCTTTATCGAACTTGGAAAGAGATTCCTGTTTTGATGAAGTCTTATTTTATCGTAGCCCTAGTCGTTTTAATGATGTTGACTTCCATGGGTATTTTCGGTTTTCTATCAAAAGCACACTTAGACCAAGCAATTCCTACTGGAGATGTGCAGGCTAAATTATCACTTATTGACGAGAAAATTAAAACAGAAAAGGAGAATATAAATGCAGCACGTAAAGCAATTTCTCAACTGGATTCTCAAGTTGATCAAACCATCGCAAGAACAGAAGACTCCAAAGGAGCAGAACGATCCATTGCCATCCGTAGAGGACAGCAAGGAGAACGAACAAAACTCCTCAACGAAATCGGTGCAGCGCAAACCAAGATCTCAAAACTCCAAGAAGAGCGTGCCCCCATCGCCAGTGAAGTCCGTAAGGTCGAAGCAGAAGTAGGACCAATCAAATATATTGCTGCATTAATTTATGGTGATAATCCAGAAGAAGATGTTTTAGAAAAATCTGTTCGCTGGGTTATTATCATGATTGTTTTAGTATTTGATCCATTAGCTGTTTTAATGTTAGTTGCTGCAAACTGGCAACTAAGACACGATGGACAGTCTGGTAAATTCAATCCACTTGAGATTTTTATCAAGGAAAAACCTCAAACCAGTATAGAAAATATACAAAATGATTCTTCAGAATTTAAAAATGTAGTAATCGCAGATGAGATTAAAATATCAGAGAAAGAAGATATATCTAAAACAACAGAAAATATACAATCTGACGAAGAATTACCTGAGATCAGAGTAGATGAATCTAAAGATTGGGAACCTAATCTTTATCAAAGAAATTCAGTTAAGAAAGAAGTTGGTAGATATCTTTCTGAAATAGAAGCACCACCACCAAAAACAAAATCTTTTCTAAGTAAAGTTCAAGACATATTTTCATCCTCTCCAGGTGTTAATTCTATAGAACAAGAAATAGATAGTTTGCAAAAAACAAGACTTCATAAGCCAAATAAACCTGAAAATTCCTAAATAAGAAGTGGGGCAATAATGTCCCATTCTATTTTAAAAAGGTGTTTTAAATGACTAAAAAGGTACTCTCTGGGGTGCTTTTTGTCATGTTTATATCCCCTGCAATGGCTCAACCCATTGTCACTGATTCGACTTCCCGCAGCACTACAGAAACAACTGTAAAATCGCCACCTCCAACAGCAGTGGCTCCAGCAATCACAACCATCAATAACGATGTCTGCGCTGTTGCAGCATCAGGCGCAGTACAAACGCAGATTCTTGGTATCTCTATGGGTGGTACAATGAGAGATATGAATTGCGAAAGAATCAAACTAGCAAAAAACCTATATGACATGGGTATGAAAGTTGCCGCAGTAGCAACACTATGTCAAGATGAAAGAATCTTTACAGCAATGATTGCCGCAGGAACTCCTTGTCCAATTGAAGGTAAGATTGGCCAGGAAGCGAGAGCAGAATGGGATCTTAGAGGAATTGCAGCAGGTCCAAAATCTGATATAGGTTTTTATGGTTTACAAGCACCAAAGAAACAACCAGAAAAAGTTGATGCTAAAAAAGATGAATCTAAGAAAAACGAAAACGCATGCAGTTATGCTGGAAATGATGATGTAGTTAGAGCAAGATTAGGTTGCAAGTGAAAAAACTATTAATATCATGTTTATTGATTCCAACTTTTGCGTTTGCAAATGAAGCAGTTTCTTTGCCTACAGTATGCATTACTATAAGTGATTTAGCAAAAACACTTGATGAATATGAAGAGTTACCACTTGTTCGTGGGATTGGTAACTCTTTACTGGATGGAAGTTCTTTTTCTGTAGTTGTCTTTGCTAATGGTAAAACAGGAACCTTTACTATCACTCAAAGGCAAAGTAAAGATTTGTATTGTATTCTTGCAGTAGGAACTAACTTTCAACCCGTACCAAAAGAGTTGCAAGACACAATAAAGGATTCACAACAAAACGGTAAATTATGAAAAAACATTTACTGACATTGTTATTAATCAGTAGTAGCGTGTTTGCTCAACAATCTCCTATTTCAACATATACACAATCACAAAATTTATTAAATC